CTGAACGGCGACCCGCGCAGCCGCGAGGAAATCGCGGGGGCCGTCGCCGCGCTCACCGGCGAGAATTGCACGCGCTGGATGCTCGACAGCTACGCGAGCGAGGCGCGCGAGGACCATGCCGTCCCGGCGCACCGGCTGTTCGCGCTCGCGGCCGTCACCGGGCGCTACGACTGCCTCGACGCGCTGATGCGCGAGATCGGCGCGTCGCTGCTCGTCGGCGAGGAGCTGCTGAACGCCCGCATCGGCCACCTGCGCGCCCGGCGGCGCGAGATCAGCAGCGAGCTCGCGAAGCTCGAGGCGGCGGCGCGGCCGATTTCACGGGGAGGGCGGTCATGATCGAGACGGCGGTGCTGCGCTCGTGGTGGACGGCCGCCGAACTCGCGGCCGCGCGGCTGCCCGGCCTGCCGTCGGCGAAGCGCAAGGTGAACCTGCGCGCCGATGCCGAACGCTGGGCGCTGAAGCACTGCACCGCGACCGGCAACCCGCTCGCGCGCACCCGCAAAGGCCGCGGCGGCGGCGTCGAATATCATGTCGACCTGCTCCCCGCCGCCGCGCGCGCCGAACTCGTGCGGCGCGGCCTCGCGCAGGGCGCGCGTTGCGACGCCGCACCCGTCCCCGCGAACGACGAAGCCGCCGCGAGCCCCGCCGCCGCCGCCGCGTCGCTGTGGGCGTGGTTCGAGCGGCAGCCGGACAGCGCGAAGGCGACCGCGCGCCGCCGCCTCGCCGCCGTCGAAGCGGTCGAGCGGCTGCGGCGCGCGGGCGCGAGCGGCACGGCCGCCGTCGCGCAAGCCGCCGCCGACGCGGGCACGTCGACCTCGACGCTGTGGGAGTGGCTCGCCGCAGCTGGCGACCCCGGCAGCGGCGACCGGCTCGCGCGCCTCGCGCCGCGCAGCCGCGGCGGCGGGCGCACCGCGGAGATGGACGACCTCGTCTGGCAGGCGTTCAAGAGCGACTGGCTGCGGCCCGAGCGGCCGACGATGGCGCACGCCTTCCGCGTCGCGAAACAGGTCGCGGCCGCGAACGGCCTCGCGGTCCCGCACCTGAAGACGCTGCAGCGGCGGATGGACCGTGACGTGCCGCTCGCCGTGCAGGTCCTGAAACGCCGCGGCGAGGATGCGCTGCGCGACATGATCCCGGCGCAGCAGCGCTCGGTGCTCGAGCTGCACGCGGGGCAGGCGGTGAACGTCGACGGCCACACATGGGACGTCTTCGTGAAGACGCCGGACGGCCGGACCGTGCGGCCGGTGATGGTCGCAATCCAGGACCTCTATTCGCGGCGCTTCCTCGCGTGGCGCATCGGCGAGACCGAAAGCGCGGTCCTCACCCGCCTCGCCTTCGCTGACCTGATCGCCGACGTCGGCGTGCCGCAGGGCGTGCTGATGGACAACGGCCGCGCCTTCGCGTCGAAGTGGATTTCGGGCGGCGCGAAGACCCGCTACCGCTTCAAGGTCCGCGAGGAGGAGCCGCTCGGCATCCTCGCGCTGCTCGGCATCGATATCCACTGGGCGCGGCCCTACGCCGGGCAGTCGAAGCCGATCGAGCGGGGTTTCCGCGACCTCTGCAACGAGGTCGCGAAAAACCTGCACCTCGCGGGCGCGTGGACGGGCAACCGGCCCGACAACAAGCCCGCGAACTACGGCTCGAAAGAAATCGACTGGGACGTCTTCGTCGGCGTCGTCAACGCCGGGATCGCCGAGCACAACGCCCGCACCCGGCGCGACACCGAGACCGCGCAGGGCCGCTACAGCTTCGACGAGGTCTTCGCTGCGAGCTACGCCGCGTCGCCGGTCGGAAAAGCGACCCCGGCGCAGCTGCGCCTCGCGCTGCTCGCCGCCGATCAGGTGCGCGCCGACCGCGAGACCGGTGCGGTCTCGGTCTTCGGCAACAGCTACTGGTCGCCCGAGCTCGCGCGCGTCGCCGGGCAGCGGGTGACGGTGCGGTTCGACCCCGACCGGCTGCACGACGACGTCCACGTCTATGACGAACGGGGCGATTACGTCGCCTCGGCCCCCGTCTGGCAGAAAACCGGCTTCTTCGACGCCGAGGCCGCGCGCCGCACCGCGAAGATGCACGCCGATTACAAGCGCGCGGCGAAGCGCGCTGCCGAACTCGAGCGGCTGCTCACCCCGGCCGAGCTGGCGGCGATGCTGCCGACGGCGCCGATGCCGGTGATGACGCCCTCGAACGTCGCGCGGCCGATCCGCCCGCGCGGCGGCGCGGCGCAGGCGCTCGCCCCCGTGATCGACATTCCCGCACCCGCGCCGCTCGCCGTCGCGCCGGAATCGGAGCGCTTCGCGGCGGCGATCGGGCGGCACCTGCGGCTGGTCGAGGACTGATGGAATTGGGGCGCGGGCGGCTGGAACCCGCCCGCGCCCCGGACACCGCGGCCATACGGCCGCTCTTGGAAGAAGGGACAGGTAGCATGACGACGACGACAGAGAAAGCGGGCCTCGAACCCGAAGCGGCCGCCTTCGTGGCCGAGATGCAGGCGAAGGTGCGGGCGCACAAGGATACGCGCGGCGTCAGCTGGGCGACGCTCGCGACCGAGATGGGCGCAAAGCAGGGCACGCTCAGCACATGGGCGACCGAAAGCTACGCGGGCGACACCGTCCGGATCGCCGAGCTGGCACAGCGTTATTTCACCGGCCTCGAGGCGCGCGCGGCGCTCGCGCGCACCGCGCTGCGCGATCCCGGCTTCATCGAAACGAGCGCGGCCGCATCGATCACCAACGTGCTGCGCTGGGCGCACACCGGCGAGATCGTCGTCGTCGCCTGCGCGCCGGGGATCGGCAAGACGCGCGCGGCCGAGCGCTACAAGGCGACCGCCGCGAACGTGTGGCTCGCAACCTGCTCGCCGTCGTCGGGCGGCATCCAGACGATGCTGAACGCCGTCCTCGAGGAGATGGGCGACGGCGAGGTCAAGGGTTCGCCCTATCAGCTGTCGCGCCGCGTGCGCGAGCGGGTGCGCGGCGCGAACGCGCTGATCGTCTTCGACGAGGCGCAGGAGCTGAACGAGCAGGCGCTCGACGAAATCCGCAGCTGGCACGACAAGGTCGGCGTCGGCATCGCCCTCGTCGGCGACGAGCGGGTGCTGACCCGGCTGCGCTCCGGCGCCCGCGCGCGGCAGCTCGCCCGCCTCGGCAGCCGCGTGTCGATGCCGTTCGTGCAGGCGAAGGCGAGCGCGGACGACGCCGCGCTGATCGTGCGCGGCTGGGGCATCGAGGACGAGGCGAGCGTCGCCTTCCTCGCCGGGCTCGCCGGGCGGCAGGGCGCGCTGCGCTCGATCGTGAAGACGATCAAGCTCGCCGCGATCCTCGCGGGCGACCCGCCGCGCGAGGTCGGCCTCGCCGACCTGAAGGCCGCATGGGCGCAGCTGCGCACCGACGTGCAGGCGGCCGCGTGATGGGCGCGCCGCAGAACCGCGCCGAGCTGGCGTTAGCGCTCGATACGCTCGAGGTCATGAACGATCACGGCCTGCTGACCCACCGCGAGGTCGCGACCGCGATCGCCGCGATCCGGGAAGCGGCCGGCTTTGTCCCCGTCGCCGTCGAGCTGCCCGTGATGACGCTCGCGGGCGTCGCCGCCGAGGCCGCGCGACCGCCGCGCAACATCCCGTTCACCGTGTTCGAGGGAGGAAGGGCATGAAGCCGCTCGGAGGCGTCAACGCCGCAGTTTACGCGCGGCTCGAGGCTGCGAACGGCCGGTTCGTCGCGACGGAGGACCTCGCCGAATATGCGGGCGTCCAGCCCCGCCATGTCGGCACGGCGATCTTCTACCTGCGGCGCCAGCGGCCGCAGTGCGCGTTCGAAGCCAGGCGCGGCTACGGGTATCGGCTGATCGCCCCCCCCCCGCCGAAAAGCAGGACGCGACGCCTGCGGTGGAGCGGCCGGTGAAACCGCGTCTCAGGCATAATCCGCTCGCGCACGAGCTGCTCGACGGCGATCTCGCCATCAGCGTCGGGCTCGTCGCGTCGGCGCACGGCGAGAGCTTCAAGGCCTCGCTCGCGCGGCTCGTCTCCTACGGCATCGAGGTCGACCGCGATCTCGCGGCGGGCGGTGCGGCATGACCGGGCCGTTCGATATCGACCGCGATCCGGACCTCGACCGCGACGACGACTGCCGCCGCTGCGGCCGCGCGCAGGCGAACACGCTCGCGGGCGGCACCGGCTGCTGGGACTGCGACGCCGAAATCCGCGAGATGTTTCAGGATCACGACGGGTTCGGGGAGAGCGATCATGCAAGCCTCTCCTGACCGGGCGCTGCTCGATGAGCTGCGCGCCGCGCGCCGCGACCTCGCGCGCATCGAGGCGAAGGTCGCGGCGCTGCCGATCTATGCGCCCGCGCCGACCCGCATCGGCAACATCGTGCGGATGGCGGCGGCGCGCTTCGGCGTGACGCCCGGCGACGTGTCGAGCGACCGTCGCGATGGCGAGACCATCGCCGCCCGCCTCGCCGTCTACTGGGTCGCGCGGCGCGGCACCCCGTTCTCGACGGCGCAGATCGGCCGGTCGCTCGGCAACCGCGACCACACGACGGTGCTGAGCGGCCTGCGTTCCGCCGATCGCCGCCGCGCCCGCTGCCGCGACTTCCGCGACATCACCGACGCGATGCTCGCCGAGGTCGAGGCGGAAACCGCGCGGCTCGAACTTCCCGCAATCCTCGACGGAGAAACCGCATGAAACAGGCGCGGAACGTCATCGTCATGCCCGCGCGCCGGATGGGCATGTCGTTCGCCCGGCGGCAGGCGGCGATGACCTACTATCCCGGCGTCCGCTGCCCCGGCTGCGCGGCCGAGAACTGGGAGATCGGCCGCACGACCGCCGAATGCGCGCGCTGCGGCACGCCGATGCAGCTGTCGGCGGGAGCGCGGTCATGACCCGGAGCTACGTCACCACGACGGGCGAGGAGATGGCGCTGCCGCCCGCGCGCGTCGCCGCGCCGGTCGCAGCGCCGCCCGCGTCCGTCGCCGCGCTCGAAGCCGAGATCGCGGCGACCGAGGCCGCGCTCGACGCGCTGCAGGCGGAGCGCGCCGCGCTGCGCGCCCGCCGCCGCACCCTCGCCCACGAGCTGCGCGCGGCCCGCGACCGCGCCGCCTACGCCGCCTTCCAACGCAAACAGGAGATGCACTGATGTTGACGGCGACCGCAAACACGGGCAATTTTGGCCTTGGTGCTAGAAACACCTTGGTCCCAGCGGTCGCCCCGGCAGGCGAAACCCTCGTCCTGTCAGTCGTCCGAGAACCGGCCTTTGGGTCGGGAGTGCGCGAATACAAGACCCGTTCGCGGGGAATAAGCGCGCGTGACTGTGGCCACGTTTCTAGCTCCCGGCTGTCGGTGCTGTTCGCCGACATCGTCCTAGAAAGACGTCACAATGACCATAAACACGCTACCAGTGGTGTTCGAGGACACCCAAATCGACATCGTAATCATCGGCGGGGAGCGCTGGCTGAGGGGTCCGCAAATTGCGGAGGCCTTGGGCTACAAAAAACCGCCGCAAGCGGCCTCGGATATCTATCGCCGAAACAGCCGCGAGTTCGATTCCTCGACCACGATGGTTGTGGAACTGCCCTCGTCGGGCGGGCCGCAGCTGACCCGGCTCTACAATGCGCGCGGCGCGGCGCTGATCGCACTGAAGGCCAACACGCCGAAGGCGGAAGCCTTTCGCCGCTGGGTGCTGGACGTGCTGGAGGGGCTGGCGGACGAGACGCCGGTGCCGGTTGCGAGCGGACTGCCGAAGGGTGTGGCGAACGACCTGCAGGTGCTGTTCGTCAGCCGCAAGGGCAATGCGGCGCTGCTGCGCTATCTGGCGATGGGGCTGGGCAGTGCGGAGATCGCCAAGCTGCTCGACATCAGCGCGGATTGGGTGCGCCGCAGGCGGCGGATGGCGGAAGCGCTCGGGCTGACCGCGCCGCCGCCCAATCTCGCCGCGCTGCGCCACGCCCCCAATTTCCGCCGGATGCTGGAGGCGCGCGATGCCGCTCGTTAATCTGGGCAACGACCAATCGATCTACATGGCGCGCCTGCACGAGGCGATCAGCTGCGTCAGCGGCCTCGTCGCCGAATCCGACCTGCGCGGGTGCAACGGGAACACACTCGCGTCGCTGCTTTGGCTTTTCGCCGACGAAGCCGAGCGGCTGCATAACGCGCACTACCCGAACGATTGATGCGGCGGAGGGCGGTCGATGACCGCCCTCCGCAAGCCGTTCGCCGCCAATCCGCACCGCCGCGTGATGATCGCGAAGGTGAAGCTGGCGCAAAAGCAGCTGGGCGTCGCCGATGATGACTACCGTGCGCTGCTCGCCCGGGTGACGGGCAAGCGCTCGGCCGCCGACCTGACGGAGACCGAGCTCGGCGCGGTGATCGCCGAGTTCACCCGCATGGGGTTCAAGCCGGTCGTCGGCGGCGTCGGGAAGTCCAAAAGCGGACTGCCCGCGCGGCGCGTGCTGGCGGCGCACCCGTCGGCGAAGAAGGCGCGGGCGATGTGGATCAGCCTCGCGCAGCTCGGCGCGGTGCGCGACGCCAGCGAGGCGGCGCTGGAGAGCTTCGCCCGCCGCCAGCTCGGCGTCGAGCGGCTGGCGTGGAGCGACGGTGCCGACGTCTACCGGCTGATCGAGGCGCTGAAGGCCATCGCGACGCGGCACGGCTGGTCGCAGGAGCTCGCCGGGGTCGCAGCATGGACGCACACGATTACCCTGAAGCGCCGCCTCGTGGGGGCGATCCACGCCAAGATCATCGCGGCCGCGCCGTCGCAGCCGGCCACGCCGGAGCTGCTCGGGAAGGCGCTCGCCATCCACGCCTTCGGCCCGCTCGACACGTGGACGGACGAGGCATGCGAGCGCGCTGCGCAGGCGTTTGCCGCAGTGCGCAGCACCGCCGAGGCGCTGGCGGCCGAATGAGCGACCGCGCCGCCTCGACCGTGCTGGCCGATCTGACGGAGGCGCTCGGCGCCGACGATGCGGAGCGGCTGGTCGCGGCGCTGGGCGGCGTCGTGCTCTACGTGCCCCGGTCGCCGCCGGGCGCGCACCACCCGATCAGCGTCGCGGTCGGCACGGCGGCGGCGGCGCGGCTGAGCGGTGCGTTCGGCGGCGAGCAGCTGTCGGTTCCAGTCGCGCGCCGCACCCGGCAGCGCGTCCTCGATCTCGCGGGGCAGCGCCGCAGCCGCCGCGACATCGCCCGTGCGGTTGGCCTCACCCAGCGCCGCGTGTATCAGATCCTCGCCGAACCGGAGCCGAAGGCCGCGCCCGACCTGTTCGGCTGACCTCGCGCCCCCGGCGCTTCCACTGAAGTCCTTCACCTTAGCCGCCTCTGCGACCCGCCTTAGCGTCTGGTCATGCAGACGGCAGAAACGACGGCGGGACAGCGTGCCCGCGATACCGGTAGCAGGATGCGCTTCGCCGACTCGCCCGAGGCGAAGTTCGCGCGCGCGCTCGCCTTCGTGTTCCCGAACGAGGGCGGCTACGTCAATCATCGCGCCGATCGCGGCGGCCCGACCAACCACGGCGTCTCGCTGCGCTTCCTCGTCGCCGAAGGCAACATCGACGCGAACCGCGACGGCCTCGCCGATTTCGACCTCGACATGGACGGCGACCTCGACGGTGCGGACATCCGGCTCCTGACGAAGGAGCATGCCGCGACGCTGTTCCGCCGCGTGTTCTGGGACCGGCACGGCCTCGACCGGCTGCCGTCGCCGCTCGACCGGATCGTGTTCGACCAGGCGGTGAACGCGGGCGGCGAGGCGGCGGTGAAGCTGCTCCAGCGCGCGATCAACAATTCGGTGCTGGCGCGGCTGAAGCCGGACGGCAACCTCGGGCCGAGGACACTCGCCGCGCTCGATTCGGCGCTGCGGCGGCCGGGCGGCGGCATGCCCGACGTCGTCGGCCACTACCGCGAGCTGGTGAAGAGCCGCTACCGCGGCATCGTCGACCGCAAGCCGTCGCAGCGCGCGTTCCTGAACGGCTGGCTCGCGCGCGCCGATCAGTACCGGGCAACGGCGTGATGGTGCAGGACGACGGCGTCACCGAAGCGTGGAACGACCCGCGCAACCCGCTCCCGCAGCGCCGCCCGATCGCGGGCGCGTTCGACTTCATGGTGCGCGGCTGGCGGCCGTTCGGCGGCTGGGTGCTCGGCCTGATCCTGCTGGTGAACGGCGTCGCCGTTCCCGCCGCCGCGCTCGTGCGCGGCGAAGCGCCCGACCTCGACTGGCCGTGGCTGCTCGCCGCGCTCGGCCTGCTCGGCCTCTCGCGCGACCGCCGCATCGAGAAATCCGAAGGGGTGACGTCGTGAGGTTCCTGAACCTGCCGTGGCAGCCGTTCGCCTGGGCCGCGCTGTTCGGCGCGCTCGCCTTCGCGCTCGCGCAGCTGATCGGCCTCGCGGGCGAAGGCCGCGCCGCGCGCGCCTGCTATGCCAGCGCCGGGCCGGGGACGGACATCTCGACGAAGTGTCCGAAGACGATCGTCACTGTCATCGACGCGGAACGCCGCTCCCGCGCCTGCGACGCCGCGCTCGGCCGTCGCGACCTGTTCGCGCAGCGCGCCGCGTGCAGCGCCGCCGTCAAGCGGCTCGCGGCCGAACTCGAGGCCGCGAATGCCGAGCTCGCCGGAGCCGAAGCGCTGCTCGCGCGCGAGCGCCGCGACACCGCCGCCGCCGTCGCCCGGGCCGAGGCCCGCGCCACCACCACCACCACAAGGAACCGCAATGCCGAAGCCGCGATTCTCGCTGCGCCTCGCGCTGCTGACGGTCTCGTCGATTGCGACGCTCGCTGCATGCGCGCACTCGACGGTGCCGTCGCCGCGCGCTGAAAGCGATCCCGTCGTCGAGGTCCGCACCGTCGTGCGGACGAGCTGCCCCGCCGATGTGACGGCGGCGCTGCCGCCGCGCGCCGCGCCGCCCGAGGCCGGTGTGCTGCGCGGCACCGTCGAGGCGCTCGCTTGGGTGTCGGCCCGCTTCCGCCGCGAGGAGACGCTCGAGGCGCGGATCGAGGCCGCGCGCGCGGCCTGCGTCGCCGAGACCGCAGTCGACTGATGGACGTCGTCGATCATGCCGAAGTCCTCACCCGCCACGCCGTCGCCACCGGCATCGCCCGCGTCCGCTCGGCGCGCGCCGGGCACGGCCGGGACAGCTGCATGATGTGCGGCGACGACATCCCGCCCGCGCGCCGCCGCGCGGTCCCGAACGCGACGCGCTGCGTCGATTGCCAAGCCATTGTCGAGGGGGCGTAGCGTGGAAGAGATCACCCTGTTGCAGGTCGTCACGCTGATGATCGCCACCCTCGGCGTCATCCTCAGCCTCGCCACCTTCGTCCGCGCCGGTCGCTGGAAGGAAGGCGAGGACGCGAAAGCGCTGGTCAAGAAAGTCGGCGACCACGACCGGCGGCTCACCGTCGTCGAAACCGAGATGCGCGGCCTCGCGACCAAAGCCGACACCGCGTCGATCCTCGCGCACATCGACGGCATCCGCGACCTCGTCGTGCGGGCCGAGAACGCCGTCGAGCGCGTGGAGCGCCATCTGATGGAGAGCGGCAAGTGAACTATCTCGAGCGCGTCGCGGAGCATCGGCGGCTCACCGTCCTGCGCTTCCTCGCCGAGATGCCGGAGGGGCGTTCCAATTCCTCGATCCTTCGCGATGCGGCGGTCGAGCTCGGCGTGCCGTCGACGCGCGACCAGGTGCGCGTCGACATCGCCTGGCTGAAGGAACAGGGGCTGGTGACGGCCGAGGAATTGCCGAGCGGCCTCACCGTCGCGACGATCACCGAACGCGGCTGCGACGTCGCGCGCGGCGCGGCCTTCGTTCCCGGCGTCCAGCGCCCGACGCCGCGCGGCTGACATGGCCGCGCGCCGCGCTCCCCGCCGCCCGTCGAGCATCGACCGGATGCCGAAGGAAATCCGCGACCTGATCGACCGGCTGCGCTCGGACGGCGCGACCATTGACGAGATCGTCGAGCATCTCGCCGAGATGGACGTCGAGGTCTCGCGTTCGACGGTCGGCCGGCGCGTCGTCACCATCGACGACCTGATCGCCGATGCGCGCGCGGCGAAGTTCGAGGTCGCGGCGATCGCCGACGCGCTCAAGGAATCGGAAGGCGTCGACGTCGCCGACGTGACGCGCGAGCTGCTCGAGGCCGAATATTTCAAGCTGCTGAAGCGCATGCGCGAGGCCGACGTCGACCTCGGCCCCGACTTCCTCAAGATGATGGCGAACGGCCTCAGCGCGCTGTCGCGCTCGAAGAAGACCGAGGTCGAGATGCGCCGCGAGGCCGAAAAGGCCGCCGAGGCGAAGCTGCGCGGCAAGCTCGCCGAAGCTGCGAAGACGAAGGGCATGTCCAGCGAGACGGTGCAGCTCATCATGGACGCCGTCCTCGGCGCCGACGGATGATCGACCGCCGCCTGACGGTCGAGGGCCAGCTCGAGGAGATCGAGGCGGCCGAGTCGGCGCTGCGCGTCCTGCCGAAGGGGTCGCTGCTGCTCGGCTATCAGCAGCGCGTCGGCGCGCGGCTGCGCGCGGGCGTCAAGCTGCTCGTCATCGAAAAGTCGCGCCGCATCGGCCTCACCTGGGCGCTCGCCGCCTTCGCCGTGCTGAAGGCGGCGTCGCAGCGCGCGGCCGGCGGCGACCATGTCTTCTACATGGGCTACGAACAGGACATGGCGCGCGAGTTCATCGACGCCTGCGCCATGTGGGCGCGGGCGTTCGGCCATGCCGCGAGCGCCGTCGGCGAGGAGCTGTTCGACGACGTCGACGACGAGGGCAACCCGCGCTCGATCCGCGCGCTCAAGATCACCTTCGGCGAGTTCCGAATCGTCGCGCTGCCGTCGGTGCCGCGCGCCTTCCGCGGCAAGCAGGGCGTCGTCATCATCGACGAAGCGGCGTTCCACGCGAAGCTCGAGGAGAAGATCAAGGCGGCGCTCGCGCTGCTGATGTGGGGCGGGCAGGTCGTCATCGTCTCGACGCACGACGGCGTCGCGAACCCGTTCAACCAGCTCTGCGACCGCATCCGCGCGGGCACGCAGCCGGGCGAGCTCCTCGCCATCACCTTCGACGACGCGGTCGCGGACGGCCTCTACGAGCGCAACGCGCTCGTGCAGTCGCGGCGCGGCCGGGGAATTGAGCCGAAGGACGAATGGATCGCCAGTATCCGTTCGTATTACGGCGACAACGCGGGCGAGGAGCTCGACGTCATCCCGAAGGAGGGTGGCGGGTCGCTGATCAAGCCCGAGGCTTTGGCGGCGTGCGAGCACCGCGATGCGGCTCGGCCGGAACTTTACGGCGGAGGGCTGTTCTTCATCGGCCGCGATATTGCGCGCCGCCGCGACGGACAAATCATCTGGGGCATGGAGCTGGTCGGTGACGTGCTTTGGCTTCGCGACCGCTGGGAAGGCGTCGGGCAGACGTTCGAAGCACAACGCGACGCGGCCGACGCGATGATCCGAGGTCGACGCATGTCGCAATACTGGCTCGACCAAGGCGGCATGGGCGAGCCCGAGGTCGAGTATGCGCAACGTCGCTATGGATCGACACGCGTGGCCGGTCAGCTGCTGACCGGGCAGAACCGCATCGACATCGCGCTGTCGCTGAAAGACCGGTTCGAGCGCGGACTCATCCGCATCCCGCCCGACCCCGTCATCCGCGCCGACCTGCGCGCGATCGCGCAGCTGCCGTCGTCCGGCGGCGCAGTCCGCATCGGCGACGACCCCAAAGGCAAGATCCACGCCGACCGCTTCTGGGCGGCCGCACTGGCGAGCCGCGCGGCCGACCTGCCGCCCGAGGCCTACGCCTACGAAGGTGCCAAACGCCGTGACGGGCCGCCCAACCCGTTAACCGACAACGATGATGACGACGACGCCCCGGCGTCGCGCCGGAGGACGTGGTAATGCCGCTGCTCGACCAGTTCGGTCGCCCGATCGACGTGGCGACCCTCACCCGGCAGGTGTCCGCGCCCACGATCACGGGGGTGCGCGCGCCGACGGGCGGGCATCCGGCGGACGGGCTCCGCCCCGAGCGGCTCGCGGCGATCCTGCGCGCGGCCGAGACGGGCGACACGGTCGCCTATCTCGAACTCGCCGAGCAGATGGAGGAGAAGGACCTCCATTATCTCGGCGTGCTGGGCACGCGGAAGCGGGCGGTCGCCCAGCTCGAGGCGACGGTCGAGGCCGCAGGGACGAGCGCGCGCGCGGTGCGCGACGCCGACCTCATCCGCGACTGGCTGACGCGCGACACGCTGCAGGACGAGCTGTTCGACATGCTCGATGCGCTGGGCAAGGGCTTCAGCTACATCGAATCGGTCTGGGCGACGACGGAGCGCCAGTGGATGATCGACCGGCTGGTGCGGGTCGATCCGCGCCACGTCGATTTCAACCGCACGGACATGGAGAGCGCGCGGCTGCTCGGCGACGACGGGCTGCCGATGGTGCACGATCCGCTGAAGTTCATGCTCGTCACCATGAAGGCGAAGTCGGGCCTGCCGATCCGCTCCGGCCTCGCCCGGCCGGTGTCGTGGATGTGGATGTTCAAGAATTTCGCGGTGAAGGACTGGCTCGCGTTCGCCGACGTCTACGGGCTGCCGTTCCGCGTCGGCAAATACGGCCCCGACGCGACGCCCGAGAACCGCACCGTGCTGCTGCGCGCCGTTCGCGAGATCGGGTCGGACGCCGCCGCGATCATCCCCAAGTCGATGGAGATCGAGTTCATCACGGCAGCGAGCGGCAGCGGCGGTGACGGGCTGTTCGCCGGGATGGCCGACTTCTTCGACCGGCAGGTGTCGAAGGGCGTCCTCGGGCAGACCGCGACGACGGACGCGGACACCGGCGGCCTCGGCTCGGGCAAGGAGCACGGCGAGGTCCGTCAGGACATCCGCGACGCCGACGCCGCCCAGATCGCTGCGCCGATCAACCGCTGGCTCGTCCGCCCGCTCATCGACTTCAACCACGGCCCGCCGGAAGACGGCCGCTACCCGCGGGTAAGCCTCGGCCGCGCGGAGAGCTGGGACGCGCCCCGGATGATGCCGGCCGTAAGAATGTTCGTCGAGATCGGCGGACGCGTTTCGCAGGCGGAGATCCGCGACAAGCTCGGCTTGTCCGATCCCGCCCCCGACGAGCCGCTCCTCGCCCCATCCCAGCCGCCCGCGGAGAGCCTGCTCGGCACCCCGGCAGAACCGCCTCAGAAGGCGCCTGCCGACCTCTCAGGGGGCAGTGTCCCCGCGCAGGCGGCCGCGAACCGCTTCTTACGCCTCTTAAAGCCTCTTACGGGGCAAGTCGGGAGCGCTTCCTCCCTCGCGATTGCGGCGGCCACCGCGACCGCGCCGCGAACCGGCGACGAGGTCGATGCGCTGGCGGCGCTCGCGGCCGAGGAGTGGGAGGCGGTGATGACCCCGATCGTCGGCGGCCTCGCCGACTTCCTCGAGGGCTGCGCCGACCTCGACGACGCCCGCGCCCGGCTTGCCGAGGCGATGGCGGCGATGGACACGGGTCCGCTGACCGAACGGCTCGCGCAGGCCGCGTTCGTCGCGCGTCTCGCCGGGCTGACCGACCCCGCCTGAGCGCCGCGCCGTGGCCGAACCCGAGCTGCGCCCGCTGCCCCCCGAGGAAGCGATCCGCTTCTTCCGGGCGAAGGGCCTCGCGCCGAGCTACGCGTGGCAGGACGTGTTTCAGGACGAGCACGCGCACAAGTTCACGGTGGCGAAGGCGCTGACCCGCGACGTCCTCGAGGCGGTGCGGGCGGAGCTGGATGCGGCGCTCGCGAACGGCACGACGCGCGAAACCTTCATCGACGAGCTGAAGCCGACGCTCGAAAAGCTCGGCTGGTGGGGCCAGAAGCGGATGGTCGATCCCGCGACCGGGATCGAGGAGACGGTGCAGCTCGGCTCGCCGCGGCGCCTGAAGCTCATCTTCGACGTCAACCTGCGCTCGGCCTATGCGGCGGGGCGCTGGGAGCGGATCGAGCGCACGAAGAAGCAATTTCCGTTCCTGCGCTACGTGCAGATCCAGCGCCGCACCGCGCGCGACGAGCACAAGCCCTGGCACGGCGTCATCCGCCCGGTCGACGACCCGTGGTGGGACCAGCACTACCCGCCGTGCGGCTGGAACTGCGGCTGCATCGCGCAGCAGCTCGACGCCGACATGATGAAGAAGCGCGGATGGACGGTGACCGAGCCGCCGCCGGCCTCGCCGACCCGCACCTACGTCAACAAGCGCACCGGCGAGCGGGTGAAGATCGCCGAAGGCATCGACCCGGGATTCGGCTTCAACGTCGGCAAGGCTTATCTCGCGCCGCTCGTGCCCCCGCCGATCCCGGCCGCGACGAGTGGCGACGCAGCGGCGACCAAAGCCGCGGCGGATCGCTTCATCGCGCGCCTCGATGCGGCGACACCGCGTATCCTGACCGACAGCGAAGGGTATCCGGTACCGGTCGGTCCCGGCCTCGTCACCGGGCGGAACGGCGATTTGCGGGTTCCCGGCCCGGTCAACCGGCTCGACGGCGCGGCGTCGGCGCTGCTCGACCCGCAGGACGTCGCTTGGGTCTGGCGCCGAAACGCCGATGGCACCGTTGCCCTCGTGCGGCGCTACGTCGGCCGCGACGGCGTCTCGGTCGAGCTCGGCCGGGCGGGGTGGCGCTTCGACGGCCCGCCGGGGCAGCCCGACGTGCTGGACGAAACGCTGACCAGACTCACGGGCTTCGTCGATGCCGCGCTGGACCGGGTCGACGACGTTCGCGTGTTCACGTTCGGACCGCCCGTCCGCTGGCCGCCCGCGGCGGGCGACCTCAGCGGGTTCGAGACCATCGTCCGGAACGCCGAAATCCGGAAGGTCATGGCCAAGCACGGCCGTGACGACGTCGCCGCGGCGCTCGGCCAGATCCCCGTTCGGCGCGAAGACTTCCTGCTGATCCCGCGCATCCGCCGCGAAGGGCGCCAAACCTTTCAGGACCGCAAACCGCCCAAGCCGCCAGCCGTCGCCTACGAGCTCGACATCGACGGCGCGCGTTACACGCTGATCGACCGCATCCACCGGAGCGCCCGGCAGCTCGCGATGATGACGCTCTACAAGAAGCCGGTGTGAGGGGTGGACCCGGCGGCGCGGCATGAGTCGCCGATCGCTCGACGAACCTTGGCTCCTACGTCCGAAACGGCCCCGGGTCCGACGCCGACATAGCGCGGGAGCCGCGTCGCTTCAACCGGGCTTGCCATCGCCGCCGGTCGCGTCCGATAAGGGCGGCCCCGCGCTGTTGCCTGCGCGCGCTTCACCTGAAATCCTTCACCTTAGTCGGCTCTCTGCGACCGCCTAGCGTGCCCCCTCGTATCCGGCGGGCGCGGCCCGCCGCCACAGGCGCATCGGGGTCGAGACACGTGAGCAAGGGACAGCAGGCAAGCGGGACGGCGACGGGCGCGGTGCTCGTCGCGCTCGCTGCGGCCGACGGCGGGGTGCCCGAATGGGTGAAGCTGCTGCCGGTCGGCAACCTCAACGCCCGCGACGGGCGCCGCTGGCGTCTGCCGAAAACCGCACTCGCGTCCGTCGTCGCCGCGAGCCTCGCGCTCGTCGCCGCGGGCGTCGACCCCGTCTTCGATTACGACCACCAGACCGACCTCGCCGCCGTGCGCGGCGTCGGCGGCCGCGCCCCGGCCAGCGGGTGGATCAAGGAGCTGCAGGCCCGCGACGACGGCATCTACGCCCGCGTCGAATGGACCCCGGCCGCGCAAGCGGCGCTGCAGGCGAAGGAGTACCGCTACGTCAGTCCGGTGTTCGATTTCGACGACACCGGTCTGATCACGGCGGTGCGCCGCGCGAGTCTGACCAACAAGCCCGCCCTCGACCTTCCCGCGCTCGCGGCGGAGGCAAAACACGGAGACGTCATGGACTGGACCAAGCTCGCCCAGGCACTCGGCCTGGGCGCCGACGCGACCGAGGAGCAGATCCTCGCCGCGATCGCCGAACTCAAATCCGCGAAGGACGGCACCACCGCCCTCGCGTCCGCCGTCAGTGCGACGGCGCTCGCGCTCGGCCTCGCTGCCGACGCGGCCGTCGATGCGGTCACCGCCGAGGCGAAGAAGCTGAAGGCGGCCTCGGTCGGCGACGGCACCGCGCTCGCGGCCGTGCAGACCGAACTCAACGAGCTGAAGGCCGGGTTCGCGCTGCGCGACGCGACGGCGAAGGTCGATGCCGCCGTCAAGGCCGGCAAGATCGTCCCCGCGGCCCGCGACAGCTTCCTCGCGCTCGCGCAGGAAAACCCGGCCCGCTTCGACGCGATCGTCGGCGCACAGCCCGCCGTCGTCACGCCCGGCATCGTCGAGAAGGACATTCCCGACAACGTCGCGCTGACCGCCGAAGAGAAGTCCGTCGCGGTGGCGATGGGCCTCGACGAGGCGGCGATGCTCGAAACCAAGAAGAAGGAGCTGGCATAATGGCCGCAGCCACCGCAGCCCGGAAGCGCTTCGAGCGCGACGGCGCGACCTTCACCCGGCCGGTGAAGGCGAACGCCGTCATCCACCAGAACACCATCGTCGTCCTGCTCGCGGGTCTCGCGATCGCGGGCCGCGCCGGGGTCGACGCGGCAGAGGCCGCGACGATGAAGGCGGCCGGCGTCGCCGCCAGCGGCGTCACCGCCACGGCGGTCGACGGCGAGACCAAGGTCGACGTCGATTACGGCACGTTCCTGTTCGCCAACGGCGACGCGATCACCGCCACCAGCATCGGCGACCCCGCCTATGTGCTCGACAACCAGACGGTGACCAAGGGTCACGCCGTCAACACCCGCGCCCGCGCCGGTCGCATCGAGGACGTCACGTCCGAGGGCGTCTGGGTGAAGTTCGGCGACTAGAGGAGTCTCGTTAAATGTCCCGCGGAATCATAGTCACCCTCGCGCTGCTGAGCGCGATCTTCACCGGCTTCAAGACCGCGTTCAAGGGCGCGTTCGACGGCTACAAACCGGTCTGGAACCGGATCGCCACGCGCGTTCCGTCGAACACGCGCGAAGAGAAATACGGCTGGCTCGGCCAGTTCCCGAAGATGCGGGAATGGGTCGGCGAGCGCGTCTTCATGTCGCTCACGACCAGCGACTACAGCATCAAGAACCGCAAGTTCGAGGGTTCGATCAAGGTCAGCCGCGACGATATCTCGGACGACCAGGTCGGCATGTTCACCCCCGTTGCGCAGGAGCTCGGGCTCGCGGGCGCCGAGCTGCCCGACCAGCTGGTCTTCGAGGCACTGAAGATGGGCATCTCGACCGCCTGTTTCGACGGCCAGAACTTCTTCGATACGGACCATCCGTCGTTCGATGCGAACGGTGCGGCCGTCGTCGCCTCCAACTATCAGGCGGGCGGCGGCGAGAGCTGGTACCTGATGGTCACCAACCGTCCGCTGAAACCGCTGATCTTCCAGGAACGCGAGCGGATCGAGCTGCAGTCGCTCACCGACCTCAACAGCGAGCATGTGCTGAAGAACGACGAGTTCCTCTACGGCACGCGCGGCCGCTGCAACGTCGGCTACGGCTTCTGGCAGATGGCCTTCCGGTCGAACGCGGCGCTCACCGCGGCGAACTACGAGGCCGCCTACAAGGCGATCCAGACGCACTTCGGCGAAGGCGGCCGTCCGCTCAACCTCGTGCCCGACCTGCTCGTCGTCGGTCCGAACAACCGCGGCGCCGCGAAGCGGCTGATCGACCGGGCGACCGGCGACGGTGGCGCCGACAACGAGTACTACAAGGACGTCGAGGTCCTGACCTCGCCGCTCGTGGCCTAGCCCGATGACGGCGGTCCGCATCCGCTCCGCCCGCGCGCCCTACCGGCGCGCGGGACTGGAATTCGGCACGGTGAAGGAGTGGGTCGATTTTCCGGTTCCCGGCGAATGGGACGCCCATGCCGCCGCCCAAGAACGGCACCTGCGCCTGCTCGCCGATCCGGTGCTCGACATCGAGTACCAGTTGGAACCGGATGGCGCGTTCGAGCCTGCTCCGGCCGAGCTGCGGGCCGAGGCGCAGCGCGTCGTCATGACCCTGCCGGTCGAGGATTGGCACGAGGCGATGGAGGCGTGGGCGGCCGCCGAGGGGGAGCGACAGAATACCCAGCGAGAGAGCGCGGTCGGGGAGGCTCCGGCCGAACCGCCCGCGCCACCGGCGGCGGCCACGGCCGACGGTGACGGTGTGTCCGGGCAGACGGGCGGCGACGGCGGCGGCGATCCCGCTCCGGCGCCGACCGGGGACACCCAACCGGCGGCGCCTGCCCCGTCGCCGGTCGTGGCACCCGTTCCGGCGAAGCCGCGCTCCGGGAAGGTGCGCGCGGCCATGCCGTAAGCCTAGCCCTGACGGGCCGGTACCGGCGGCGGGGCAGCGTATCCGCCCCGCCGCCACTTTTTCAGGATCGAGGATTCGCATGTCCGCAACCGTTACCCTCGCAACGCCATCGAAGAACGCGATGCTGGCCGCGCTGCTGACGCGGCTCGACCCGACGCCGGGCGGCGCGCGCGCGACGCTCGAGATCCGCAGCGGCAGCAAGCCCGCGAACGGCGACGCGGCGGCGACCGGCACGCTGCTCGCCGTCCTCACCTTCGCCGACCCGCCCGCGCCCGCGCCGTCGGGCGGCGTGCTGACCTTTTCGGCGATCGCCCGCGACGAGGGCGCGGACGCGACCGGCAATGCGGCGTGGGCGCGGCTGAAGAACGCCGACGGCGGCACCGAGCTCGACGGGACCGTGACGGTCACCGGCGGCGGCGGCTTCGTCGAGCTCAACCGCCTCGATCTCGTCGCAGGCGGGCCGGTCGAGGTCACCGGCTGCCAGCTCGACTTCGCCGGATAGGTCGCGGCCATGCCGGTCTTCACCGATGACTTTACCGGCACGAACGGGGCGCTGCTGCGGCAGCGCTCCGGCTGGTCGTTCTCGGGGAACGTCGCCTATCAGGACAAGGCGACGATCAACAACAACCGGGTGAAAGTCGGCGGCGGCGCAGGCGCGAGCGTCTATTACGGTTATGTCCGCTCGGCCGGTGCCGCTGACCACTATGCGCAAGCTGCGTTCCGCATCACGACGGGCGTCGGCGCGGCGCTCCTCGTGCGCTGGGTCGACGCGTCGAACTTCATCGGCGTGCGGAACTCCGGCACGTCCGTCGTGCTGTTCAAGCTGGTCGCAGGCACGCTGACGACGGTCGCGACGATCGCGACCGGGCTGGTCTCCGGCGACGTCATCCGGGCGAGCGTCGAAGGCTCGACGGTGAAGCTGTTCAAGAACGGCACGCAGATCGGCGCAGGCGCGGGCTACACCGTGGCCGACGCCGCGCTCGCTTCGTCGCAGAACGTCGGGCTGGGCTGCGAGGGCAACGGCGGCTCGCTCGAATACTTCGATGACTTCGAGACGGACGCGCTGGTCACCGACACGCTGTCCGTGACGGCGGGTGCGCCGCTGCCGAACGCCGTGCTGCAACGGCGCAAGGGCGAGACCTTCGCTCGGCTGACCCCGGCGCTCGCCTACACCGGCGCGGTGCCTGACGATGTCCAGGCGCAAGTCGAGGACGCGTCCGGGACCGTGCTCGCCGCCTGGGCGACGCTCGGCGGCGTGACGATCGGCGGTGGCACGATCAGCGGCGTCCAGATCGACGTCGGGCAGGACGTCCACCCGAACCCTGTGGGCCGCGTGCTGCGGCTGCGCAGCCGCACGGCTGGCGGGACAGTGATCGCGAGCTGGACGTCGGCGACGTTCACGGTCGGCGCGCTCACCGCCTGCGGCGGGCAGTCGCTCATGGTCGGCACGTTCGGCTCGACCGGCAGCATCGCCTACACCGGCCGCAATGCCTTCTTTTCGGGCGGTGCGTGGTCGCAACCGGTCAATCACGTCGCGGCGGCCGAGTTCGCGAACCGCCGCGCCGCGAAGCTCGGCGTGCCGGTCGGAATCGCGCTGGTCGCGACGAACGGCACCGGCATCCGCCAGCATTGCCCGGCCTTCACCTCGACGATCGACGGCGCGGTCCCGGCCGGGTCCGAATGGACCGCGAAGATCGCGCCGCTGCTCGCCAGCTGGGGCGATCTCGAGGAGGTGATCTGGAATCAGGGCCAGACGGCCATGTCGAACCCTGGCTTCACCGAGGCGCGGCACCGCGAGACGCTCGCCGCGATCGTCGCGGGCATCGCGACCGCGACCGGGCGCACCGGCCCGGGCGAACTCCGCTTCAACGCCGCGCTGATCGGCCGCGACACCGCGACACTCACCGACAGCTACGTCCACGCCGTCAACCGCGCGATCCGCGACGCGGCCGGCGTGACGGTCGCGGTCGAGACCTTCGACCTGCCGCTCGCAGACAGCGTCCACCTGACGAACGACGGTTACATCGAAATGGCTCGGCGGTTCGCCGAGGGCGGCGCGGCCGCAGGCGTGTCGGTCGTCTCCGCGATCGTCGCCGGCAGCGCGATCAGCGTGACGTTCAGCGGCGCGCTCGCCGGGCCGACGACGGGGCTCACCGGCTGGAGTGTGCTCGAGGACGGCACGCCGGTGACCGTGAGCGCGGCGACCCGGAGCGGCAACGTCGTCACGCTGGCGCTGGCGAGCGCGCCCGTCGGCGTGCTGACGCTGCGGCACGCGTTCGGCACCAATCCGGACGTCTCCAGCCTCACCCGGTCGGCGGTGACGCCGCCGGGGAGCGCAACCGCCGCGCCGGTCGCGCGCACGCTCGATCCCGTAGCCGTCGTGCAGGGCTATATCGGCGCGGCGGCGGGCAGCCTCCAGCTGATGGGCGGGGCGCAGGGCCTCGCGGTCGTGCGCGGGACGGCTGCGGGCGGCATCGCGCTGCGCGGCGGTGCGGTCGCGACCGACGTCGTGCGCGGCCCCGTTGCGGGCAGCATCGGCCTGCGCGGCAGTGCCACGGCTGTCGCCGCCGTGCGCGGCGCGGCGGCGGGGCTCATCGTCCTGCGCGGGAGCGCGAGCGGCAGCTACACGCCGCCGCCCGCCGCGCAGCTGTTCGGGCGGCCGGCGAAGAAGGTGAAGCCGTGGCGACGCCTGCTGAGGGTCGGCGCATGAGCCTGCCGATCCTGAAACAGCCGGGCGAGGATCTGCTCGTCGAGATCGACTTCGCGGGCGAGCTCGTCGCGCCGATCGCGATCGAGAGCGTCGCGGTGCTGCCGCGCGCGACTTATGGCGGGGCGGCGCTCGCGGTCGTCGCGCAGGCGGTGTCGGGCGCGCTGGCGCGCGTCGAGCTGCGCGGTGGCACGGCGGGCGGCAGCTATCTGGTGACGGTCGCGGCCTCCGGCCCGAACGCGGCCGGGCCGGTCGAGCGCGAGGCGGAGATCCTCGTCGAGGATCTGGCGTGGATCGTGCCCGACGGCACGACCGCATATCTGTCGATCGCCGCCTTCGTCGAGCGGGCCGGGATCGCCGAGACCGTGCGGCTGACCAGCGAGCTCGGCACCGGGCGCATCGACAAGCGCCCCCTGATCGCCGCGATCGAGGCGGCGCAGGCGGAAGCCGACAGCTATCTGCGCGCCCGCTACAGCGTGCCGCTGGCGGTCGCGCCGCCCGAAGTCGCGGGCATCGTCTACGACCTCGCGCTCGCCCGCCTCTACAAGACCGAGCTGCCCGCGAACGTCGCGCAGGCGCGCACCGACGCGCGGCGGCTGCTGCGCGACATCGCGAACGGCACCGCGCTGCTGTCGGTCGACGCGGCCGGCCCGAGCACCGCGCCGTCCGCGCCCGTCTATTTCGAGGGCGGCGACCGCCGCTTCTCGCGCGATTCGATGAGCGGCTACTGAGATGGCCGTCACGCTCACCCTGCGCCTCGAAGGCGACACGCTCAGCCCCGCGGTCGCGGCGATGGCGCGGCGCGCGGGCGATCTCTCGCCCGCGATGGACGCGATCGCGAGCTACATGCTCTCCGAGACGCAGCAGCGGTTCGAAGACCAGCGCGCGCCGGACGGAGCCGCGTGGAAGCCGTCGAAGGCGGCGACCGAGGAGGGGCGCAAGACGCTGATCGCCAGCGCGCGGCTGCTGCAGAGCCTCGTCGGTGCGTCGGACGCAACGTCGGCCGAAGTCGGCACCAACGTCATCTACGCCGCGATCCACAACGAGGGCGGCACCATCCGGCCGAAGACGCAAGACGACGGCACGCCGCACGTGCTCACCCGCGCGCTGCGCACCCCGTTCGGCCCGCGTGCCTCGGTCACCTTGCCGCGCCGCCAGTTCATCGGCTTCGGCCCCGAAGACCCTGCCGAGATCGGCATGCGGCTCGTCCGCCATCTCGAGGGCGCCGCATGAACCTCGTGCCCATCACCGAGCGGCTGGTCGCGGGCGGCGTGCCCAACGTCGAGGGGGTGAGCGCGCTCGCCGTCATGCGGGCGCGCCCGCCGCAGTTCCTGCCCGCCGCCTATGTGGTCGCCGGGCGCGAGGCGGCGCGCGCGCCGCGCGCCCTCGTCGGTCGCCACGACCAGCTGGTCGACTGCAGCTTCTCGGTGCTGCTGTTCAACGGCGTCACCCCGCGCAATCCGCAGCTCGGCGACACCGAGATCGAGCGGCACGTGCGCCTCGTCGAGGAGCTGCTGACCGGCTGGGTGCATCCCGACGCGGACGGCACCGCGACCGCGCTCGCCGCCATCCAGCTGCTCGAGATCGCCGAGGCCCGCGTGGTGACGACGCTCGATTTCCAGACGGTGCGGCGGATCACGAAGAACATCACTCAGTGAAGGGAAAGACGGTGGCGAGAGGAAGGAAAGCGGCGGTTCCGGCGTCGGCGGTGGCTCCGGCGGGACTGCCGGACTGGTTCGACCCGGCGAAGCACGAGCTGGCCGAGAACGGCGTCCGCGAGCGGTCGACCGGGCTCTACCTGCGCAGCGACGGGCTGCCCTGGTCGGGGCCGGAGCGCGCTGCGCGCCGCGCAGGCGAGACGCTGCTCGGCGGGAAGACGGGCGAGGTCGTCATCGACGAGGCCGCGTTCGCGTCGGGCGACGAGACGACGCCGGCGACGGCGGGCGGCGACGAGGGGAGCAAGACCGATGCGTGACTATGACTTCATCTTCGAGAAGGTCGAAGGCAGCTACGGCGCCGATGCCGCGCCGACGGCCGGAACCGACGCGCTGCGGGTCTTCGACTGGGAACCGACGCCGATGATCTACGACGATCTCGTGCGCAACACCGAGACCGGCCTGATCGGCGCGCGCGCCAAGGCGAAGGCGCGCGGGCGACAGGGCCACAATTACAAGATGGAGCTGTGCGGCTCGGGCGCGGCGCTGACGCCGACGCCTTGGGGCGCGGTCGCGCTGCGCGGCTGCCTGTTCGACGCGCCGTCCGTGGGGGCCACCGAGGTCACCTACGGCCTGTCGAGCAGCGGCGACGGCGCGAGCACGACCTTCTACGGGCAGAAGGACATTTTGCGCCACCGGGCGCAGGGCGTGCGCGGCACCGCGACGTTCAACTTCATGGCGGGGCAGCTGCCCTACATCGCGTTCCAGAAGCTCGGCCTCCTCAACCAGCTGCCCGACCAGGCGGCGGTGCCGGTGCCGGTGCTGACGGCCTATCCCGACCCGGTCGAGGTCAACACCGCGAACACGACGTTCAGCCTCGACGGCTACGCCGCGCTGCTGCGCAGCCTCGAGATCGAGCTCGGCAACAAGACCGAGTACCGCGACCTCGTCGGCCAGCGCGCGATCATCTTCGGCAAGGCCGAAGACGGCGACCGCCGCGCGGTGCGCGGGCAGCTGGTGATCGAGGTTCCGGACCCCAACACCAAGAACTACCTGACCTCGGTCGCGACGCGGGCCGCGCTCGCCATGTCGCTCGTGCACGGCACGGTCGCGGGCAACATCGTCGACGTATCGACGACCCGCCTGTTCCTCGACGAGCCGCAGTGGTCGCAGGAGCAGAACCGCATCATGGGCAGCTTCGGCTTCACGCTGGTGCCGTCGGCGGCGGGCAACGAACTCACGCTGAAGACGAGGTAGCCGATGTTCACGATCCAGAAACGACCGGCGCACTGGTGGCCGGTCAGCGTCGCCGTGCCGGTCGACGGCGGCAAGGTCGAAACGCAGACGTTCGAGCTGAAGCTGCTGCGGCCGGGCAACGCCGAGTGGCAGGAGACGTGGAAGCTGGCGCCGGACGGCGCGGGCATCGTCACGACGCTCACCGACCGGCAGCTGTTCGACCGCTATGTCGTCGACTGGCGCGCCATCCGCAACGAAGCGGGCGAGGCGGTGCCGTTCAAGCCCGAGCATGTCGACGCGCTGCTCGACACGCCCGGCGTGCCCGCCGCGTTCGGCACCGCGCTCGGCAACTTCTTTCGCGGCATGCCGGAGACCGTCGCGGGAAACTCCGCAGCGTCGCCCGGTGGTGGGCCGGAGCCGAGCGACGCGGACCCGACGCTTCGGACAAGCGACGCCAGCTCGGCGACGCGCTGAGGAAATGGGGTGCGGACGAGGCCCATGTCGCGGCCGAGCTGGCGAAGCTCGGCCCCGACCCGGCCCCGCCCGAGCCGCTCGAACTCGGCGAGGAGGAGGGGCGCGCGGCGCTGCTCTTCCTCGCGATGGACACGCAGTGGAACGTGGCCGGCATGGGCGGGCAGCCCATCGGCCTCAAATATGAGGTGATCGAAAGCGTGGCGCGGCTGGCCGACATCGGGATCGAACCGCGCGCGCCGCTGTTCGTGAACCTGCGCGTCATGGAGCGCGCAGCGCTCGCCGCGTTCGCGGAGCTCCGCAAGCGGGAGGCCGCGCGGTGACCGAGTTCCTGCTCCGCGGCCGCGTCGAGGTCGACGCCTCGAAAGGCGTGCAGGCGCTCGGCCAGGCCGAATCGGCAGCCGAGCAGCTGACGGCCGCGACGAAGGCGCAGGGCGCGGCGGCAGTCGAAGCCGCACGCGGCGCGCAGGCCGAGACGGCGGCGCTCGACCGGCACACCGAGGCGACGCGGCGCAACGATGCCGCGACGCGCGCGGCGAATTCCTCGACCCGCATGCACGCGGCCGGGGTCCAGCAGCTCGGCATGCAGTTCGGCGACTTCACCCAGCAGCTGTCGCTCGGCATCAATCCGATGGTCGCGTTCGGCCAGCAGGCCGGGCAGATGGCCTATGCGGCGTCGATGATGGGGGGCGCGCTGGGAAAGGTCGGCACCTTCCTTGCCGGGCCGTTCGGGGCGATCATCCTCGCTGCGACGACGGTCATCGGCACGCAACTCGTCGGGTCGCTGACGTCGGCCGGCACCGCGACGGACGCGCTCCGCGACAAGCAAAACGACCTCGCCAATTTCTTCGACCGCACGACCGGCAAGGTCCGGGCGCAGATCACCGAACTGCAACGGTTGGCGCTGGCGCGCGCGAAGGCGGAAGACGCCAGCGACCTGCGTGGCCAGATCGCCGATGGGCGGACCGGCATTGGCCGCACGGTCGGCCGGTTCATCAACAGTGAGGCGACGCGCGCGGGTACGGCTTTCGAGGGCGATGTAACGCGGCCCGAACTCGACCGCGTCTTCAGCGCCGCCGGACGATTCCGCGCGGGCGGTTCCGCCGCCGATCTCGCGAAAGAACTCAACGCGCTGGCGAAAGCCAATCCTGCGCTGAAGTCCCTCGCGGATTCGGTGATCAAGGCAGGCGCGGAAGTCGACGGGTTGACCGGGAAGCTACGCGAAGCCGAGGCGGCGCAGCGGCTCGCGAGCGGCACTGCGACGGACGCGGACCGCCGCCGGCTCGGATTTGCAGCGACAACGTCCTCGCTGATCGAAAAACAGGTGGCGCTCGCTACGGCGACGACCGAACTTGAGCGGGCGCAGGCGCGCTACAATCTCGTCCAGGAACGCGGCCAGTCGGCCGCTGCCGCCGGCGGTGCCGAGCTCGCCAAATACCGCACGGACCTCGCGGCGGCTGCAACGGCGGTGAAGAACGCGGAGGCGGCGGAGGCAGCGCGTCGCGTCGGCATCCGCGCCGGTGCAAGCGAAGACCGCGACGCGGCAAGGGCCGCGAAAGAATTCGCTGCGGAGAACGCGCGTCTCGCGGCGTCATTCAGCCCGCTGACAACGGCAGCCGAGACCTACGCCAAGGCACTCGCGGACATCCGCACGGCGCAGAGTCGCGGCCTGATTGACGACAATGATGCGTTCTGGGCGACGAAGACCGCAGAGGCGAAGCGCGACGCGTCGCAATCGTCGGAGATGGATGCCCGTTTGAAGAGCCTCGGCATCGACGTCGGGAAAGACGCCGCCGAGGGCCTGAAGGCGAGCATAGCCGAAATCGGCAAGGAATTCGGCGAGGCGGGAGCCGGTGCGTTCGGGCGGGAGGCGACGATCCTCGCCGAAGGCGTCGGGCAGATGATCGGCGGCAAAGCGGGGCTTGCCCTCCGCGCAGTCGTGGCGGCGATCGACGGCTCGCGCAGCGGCGACTTCACCGCGCTTGGCACGCGCGGTGGCGGGATCATGACTACGGTCGGCCAGATTGTCGGGAAGCCGGGACAGCACAAGGCAGGGAGCGTCGGCGAGGCGTTCTCGACCGCGTTCGGCGACAAGTTCAAGGAGCCGTTCAAAGCCCTCTCACGCACGCTTGAGGGGCTGTTCGACGGCAAGGCGGGCGGGTTCGCTTCGGTCGCGGGGAAGGCGTTCGCGGGCGCGGCGCAGGGGTCGATCGCGAGCGGCGTCGCGGGCGCGCTCGGTATCAAGCAGTCGGCGACGGGCGCGCAGCTCGGCGGGGCGCTCGGCATGCTTGGCTCTGCCATTCCGGGTATCGGCCCGTTCATGCCGCTGATCGGCGGGTTGCTCGGCGGCACGCTCGGCGGGCTGCTGATGGGAACGAAGACCGGATCGGCGACCGTCTCGGCGGCGGGCGGGCGGGTGACGACGGGCGACGCGGTCGGCAATTCGGCGTCGTTCCGCAAGGCCGCCGACGCGATGGGCAATTCGGTCGGCGACGCGGTGCAGGCGCTCGTCGACCAGCTCGGCGGCGACATCGGCAGCTTCTCGGTGTCGATCGGCAAGCGGAACAAGAAGTTCGCCGTCGACGGCTCCGGCAGCGACCGCACGAAGGGCGCGGGCGTGCAGAAGTTCGGCTCCGAAAGCGAGGCGGTGCAGGCGGCACTCGCCGACGCGATCCGCGACGGCGCGGTCGGCGGGGTGTCCTCGCGCGTGCAGGGCGTGCTCCGCGAGTACGCCGACAACGTCAACAAGGCGGTCGCCGAGGCGCTGAAGGTCAAGGGCCTCGAGGATCTGCTCGCGAACCGGGCCAACCCGTTCGCGACCTTCTTCCGCGACCTCGACCGGCAGGCGAAGGCGCGGCTCGATACCGCGAAAGCCTATGGCTTCGACGTCGTCGAGATCGAGAAGATCAACGGCGAGGAGCGCGCGAAGGCGGTCAAGGACACGCTGGCGCGCAGCACGCAGGGCATCGCCGCGCTGCTCGACGAGCTGCGCTTCGGCGGGCGGGCGGAAGGCTCGGCGGTCGAGCGGCGCACGGCGCTCCTCGGCCAGCGCGACGCGCAGGCGGCACTCGCGCGCGGTGGCGACCAGGCCGCGCTCGAAAAGGTCGCGTCGCTGTCGCAGCAGCTGCTCGATCTCGACCGCGAGGTGTTCGGCACCGGCGCGGGCGCGGCGACGTCGCGCGGCGAGACCGTCTCGCTCCTTGAGGAGCTGGTGAAGTCGACCGAGCGGCGCATCGCCGAGGCGTCGGTCCCGAAAGACCAGACGGCGGCTAAGCTCGACACGACGAACAGCCAGCTCGACGAAGCGAACGACCAGCTGTCCGAGATCGCGAGCGGCATCCGCCAGCTCGTCGCCGGCAGCGGGGTCGACGCGCCGATCGCCAGCTTCAACCCGGGGGCGGCGTTCGTCGCACCCGGCGCGGCGCGCGGCGTCGGCGGCTCGGCGCGGGCCTACTGATGCCGAAGGTCACCCTCGCCGTCTGCCAGCCGCGCGTCGCGGCGACGGGCGCGGTGACGACCGTGCGGCTGTCGGGCGGCGGCGCGCGCGGCCACGCCTATCAGGGCACGACCGAGTGGCTGGTCGGCTTGCAACCGCTGCCGCCCGCGCGGTCGTTGCTCGGTTACGACGAGCTGGGGCCGACGGGCGCGGCGACGCCGGGCGGGCGGGCGCTGACGTGGCAGGGCGAGGCGGCCGACCTCGACGCGATCGCCGCGCTCGTTTGGCCGGGGGCGGAAGCGACCGTCTACGAGATCGAGGACGACGGCACTGCGCAGCGGACGCTGTTCACCGGCTTCGTCGCGGACGCGCGCATCACCCGGCCGGGGGAGGCGCGGGCGCTCGTCGTCGACCTCGTCGACGCCGGGCTCGACTTCACCAAGCCGGTGATCGATGCGACCTTCGCGGGGACGGGCGGGGTCGAGGGCGGCGCGGCGCTCGCCGGCCGCGCGCGGCGGCGGGCATGGGGCGTGTGCCGGAACGTCGAGCTGTGGGCGTTCGACGAGGCGAACAACATCTGGGTCGCGACCGACCCGAACCGGCCGCTGAACGCGATTCTCGCGGTGAAGGACGCGGGGCTGGCGGCGACGGGCGTCGTCACGGTCGCGTGGGCGGGAAGCGTGGCGGCGACGCTCGCCGCGCTCGCCGCCGTCAACCTCGGCAACGGCGCCGTCAACCAGGCGGCGCGCGCGCCGTCGATCGGCGCGGTGAAGTGGTGGCGCAGCGACCCGGTGAAGCTCACCGCCGACATCGAGGGCGAGACGGCGGGCGGCTATTCGAACCGGCCGCTCGCGATCGCCGCCGCCGTCGTCGCGGCCCGCGCGCCGCGCATCTGGACGGCGCGGTTCGCGCCGACGTCGGCCGCGCGCGACTTCGCCTGCGGCCTCCTCGTCGAGGAGCAGTCGGAGACCATCGCGGCGGCGCTCAACCGGCTCTTGGGCGGCGTGTCGGTGTGGTGGGCGCTCAACGCGCTCGGCGAAATCGATTGCGGGACGTGGAGCTGGACGCTCCCGACCGCAACGCTCGACGGGTGGAGCGTCGAGCGGACCGCGACGTACCGGCCGCACCACACGAGGAAGCTCGGCTACGCGAAGAACCATCACCAGCACTCGAAGGGCGAGATCGCGGGTGTCATCCTCGCGGGCGACGTCGCTTATTCGGACGGCACGCCGGTCGACGCGCTGAAGCCCGCCGCTGCCGGTGCGACGCGCAACCAGACCTTCCGGCAGGTGATCGACCCGGCGACGCAGGTGGCGGTCGTCGACGGCGCGCTGTGGACGGACACGTCGGTGGCGCCGAACGTCGAGCGGAAGCGCGTCGGCGGCGCGTGGGTGGCGGCGGCGAACCTCACCACCGAGGGCACGCATGTCGGCGTCGCGAACGACGCGACACGGGACATCAACTTCAGCGTCTCCTCGACGGGCGGCAACGTCGACGTGCGCGGCAACCGGGTGACGAAGACGACCGGCGGCGACGGCTGGAACGTCGCCGCCTGGTCGAACGACGTGCTGCGGCGCGCGGCGCGGGTATCGTTCCGCTCGCCGCGCACCGACCAGGCGGCGATGGTCGGCATCAGCTTCTCGGTCGCGGGTGCGGACTATACCGACACGCACGCGATCTACGTCTATCCGGGCGGCGGCGTGCAGATCTACGAGGGGCCGACGCTGCGCGCGACGCTCGCCGCCTCGGCCGGGTTCGACGCGCTGACCGAGTTCCAGATCTGCTACGACAACGACGCGATCTTCTTCGGCCGGGGTGGCGCGATCGAGCACGCCTATGTCGTCGGCCCGAACCTCGGCGCGCGGGCGAAGGTCAACATCCACTCCGGCGACGGCGTCATCGAGGACGTGCGCATCGAGCCGCACTACCAGACGCGCTTCGACTATATGGCGAACAGCGAGATCGGCGGCGACGGTCGCGCGACCTCGGGACGCCTGCTGAAGAGCAACCTGAACGCCGGGCTGCGCGCGACGACGAGCGCGTTCCCGATCAGCGACAGCTGGGCGGCGGGGACGGTCACCATCGATTTCGCGGCCTCGACCTGGTTCAACGACGAGGGCGGCAGCACCTTCTATTCGAGCGCATCGAGCGCGGGGCACACGCCCGGCGTGACGCGCTGGTGGTCGAAGCCCGACGCCGACTTCTACGACACGCTGGAAGACGCCGCCGGCTACAATGGCGCGACCAGCCTCGTCGGCGCGCTGCAGCTCGCCGAAACCTACATCGGCGTCTGGACGACGCGGGCCAGCTCGTCGGGATCGGGCAGCGGCGCGACCGGCGGCGGCGAGAACTGCGTCGACGCGGACGCGTGGGTGCTGATGGCGGACGGCAGCGAGCGCCGCGCGCGCGACGTCGCGGCCGGGGACCGCATCATGGTGCTGAACGCCGCGATGGTCGGGCTGGAAGCGGCCGAGGTCGAGGGCAACGACCTCGCGCTCGAGGAATGCGTCTGGATCGACATGCCGGACGCGTCGGTCGCGGTCTCGATGGACACGCCGCTGACGACGCGGATCCCGTGCCCGGTGATCGTGCACGCAGCGGACGGCGACGTGACGCTGCCCTACCCGACCGCCGCGAACTGCCACAACTACCGCCTGCCCGTCGCCGGTCACAACGGCCATGTCGACTGGGTGAAGCCCGAGCGCCGCTACGCCGGTCGCCGCGAGGTCGCGCGCATCCGCTGCGGCCAGCGCACCTACGGCGCGAGCGTGGCGCACGGCGGCCGCAAGATCTTCACCCACAACCCGAAGCCCTGAAGGCCCGCCATGCCGTCCGTCTGGAACCCCGAGAAGCGCGTCTACGAAAGCCCGGTCGAAGGCGAGGCGCGGCTCGCGTTCACGCGGTTCGAGCTGCCCGGTGAAGCGCCGGACTTCGGCATCGCGCTTCCGACCGGCGAGCGATTCCGCATCAAGGTGAAGGTCGAGGAGCGGCGCGCCGCGCTCCGGACCAGCGCGCTCACCTCGGCCGAACACGACCTCGTGATGACGGCAGCGCTGCTCGACGCCGACGACCGGCTGGCGCGCGATGCGAACGGCGATCCGGTCGCCTTCGCGCCGCACGCGGCGAGCGTCGCCGCCGACTATACCGGAACCGAGATCGACCTCGCGGCCGCGCTCGAGCGGGGCCTCGCCTCCTATGCGCCGATCGTGCGCGCCCGGGCGGCCCGCGCGCTCGAAGCCCGGGCGCTCGCCGCGACCTATGGCGTGATCACGCAGGGGACGCGCGCCGCGCCGGTCGGCACCGCGACCGAAGTGCCGCCGCTGATCGAGCCGCCGCAGGTGCGGCGCATGTCGGCGGCAGACCTCGGCCTAGGAGACGTTGCGTGACGAGCGTCGCCTCCGGCCTCGCCGAATATCTGCAGGCCCCGGCCTATTGGGCGCAGGGGGTCGATGCGGTCGCGAAGGCGCGCTGGGGCGAGCGCGGCGTCGACGGCTCGCTGCTGTCGCCGGTCGACGCGAAGGCCGACGCCGACGCCGAGCTCGCCCGCCAGCTCGCGTTCATGAAGGAGCCGCACGCGGCCGAGCGGGTGCAGGTGGCGCCGGTCGACCTCGACGGGCTGCGCGGCCAGTGCGTCACCGTGCGCGCGGCTGCGCCCGGCTACGGCGACGGTGGCGCGCTGGTGTTCGTGCTCGGCGGCACCGTCGACGACGCGACCGGGGTGATGACGCTCGACGTGCTGCGGCGTCTGGCGAGCTGAGGAGGGCGCGGTGTCGAACATCCTCATCATGGCGCCGTGGACGCCGTTCGCGGTCAGCACCTCGCGCGGGACCGGGACCGCGAACCTCCTGAAGGCGTCGCCGAAAGCGGTGTGGCAGGACTCGCTCAACGACGGCTCGGACGCGCACATCAACATCGACCTCGGCGGCGACGCGCTGATCGACACGGTCGCGCTGATCGGCACCAACGCGGCAGCTGGCGCTGCTTGGGCGATCACGAGCGGCACGGCGGTCGAGAACAGCTACACGGCGAGCCAGCGCACGGTCGTGCCCTCACCGCCGCTGCGCGCGCCGTCGGCGGCACCGCAGCAGTTCCGGCCCGTCGTCTGGCCCGCGCTCCACGTCGCCGCAGCGCCGTTCACCGCCCGCTACATCCGCGTCTACGTCAACCAGCCGGGCGGCGCGGGCGCGATGCAGGTCGGCGCGGTGCTCGCGGGCCTCGCGTTCCGGCCGACGTGGAACAAGGAGTGGGAGAGCGGGCGTGGCTTCATCGACACGGGCACGCGCACGCGGTTGCCGGATGGCGGACTCGCCGTTGTCGAGGGTGTCGCGGTGCCGACCTATCAGTGGGTTCTCGGCGACCTCTCCGACGACGAAATCGAGCTGCTGTGGGCGCTGAAGCGCGACCGGCGCACGACGCGGCCTACCCTCGTCGTCGAGGACCCGGACGCGACCGCGGGGCTCGCCGAGCGCATCCACTACGGCACCTTCACGAACATCGAGGCCTTCAGCCGGCGGCAGGCGTCGAAGTCGCGCTGGGCCTGCCAGTTCGAGGACTGGCTGTGATTCCCGCTCCTAACGGGGCGGGCCGGGACGTTGGCGCGTCCCGAACCGGGGGCCGGAACCCCCACCCTGCGGCGTGCGCACGCCGCTCAGTCGCCCCGGCCCTGCGGGCGGGGACATCGTGGAAGCCCAACCGTGAAGGAATCCTTTTCACCCCTCGAACCCGTTAATCCCGTCCGCCCGCCCGCCGGTTACATCGGCGGCAAGCGCAATCTCTCGAAGCGCCTCGTCGCCAAGATCGCCGCGACGCCGCACGGCTGCTACGCCGAGCCGTTCGTCGGCATGGGCGGCGTGTTCTTCCGCCGCACGTCGCGGCCGTCGGCCGAGGCGATCAACGACTGGTCGTCCGACGTCGCGAACCTGTTCCGCATCCTGCAGCGCCACTATCTCGCGTTCGTCGACGAGTGCCGGTGGAAGCTGACCAGCCGCCACGAGTTCGAGCGCCTGATGCGCGAGGACCCGACGACGCTGACCGATCTGGAGCGGGCGACGCGGTTCCTCTATCTCCAGCGCACCGCGTTCGGCGGCAAGGTCGCGGGGCGGAACTTCGGCACCGACACGACGGGCGGCGCGAAGTTCGACATCGTGAAGCTCGAGCCGATGCTCGCCGACGTGCGCGACCGGCTCGCGTCGGTGCGGGTCGAGCGGCTGCCCTATGCCGATTTCATCGCGCGCTACGACCGGCCGCACACGCTGTTCTTCTGCGACCCGCCCTACATCGGCTGCGAAGGCGACTACGGTCAGGGCATGTTCTCGGCCGAGGACCACGCGCTCTTGAGGAAGACGCTCGGCGCGATCTCCGGCCGCTTCATCCTGACGATCAACGACCACCCGCTCGCGCGCGAGCTTTGGGCCGGGTGCGCCATCGAGGAGGTCGGGCTGAACTACCGCATCAGCGGCAAGGCGACCGCGGCGCGCGAACTCATCATCACGGGTGGCCAGTGAATGCGCGCCGATCATCGTTGCGCCGGCTGCGGCGCGCTGCTGTTCAAAGCCGCTTCCACCGCCATCGCAGGCCCGATAGAGATCAAGTGCAGGCGCTGTCGCGCCTTCAACCTCATCAGGCCACCGAGCCCGCACCCGACCGCCCCACGAGCGGCCGACGAAGGGACCGGACCTTGTGGCTCTATCTGCCGAACACCCCCGCATCGACCACCAGCCCGAACGCGGTGACTTCCGCGGCATCTCGCTCTGCGCCGGCTACGGTGGCCTCGACCTCGGGATCGGCATCGCCGAACCCGGCTACCGAACTGTTTGTCACGTCGAGCGGGAAGCTCATGCGGCGGCCACCCTCGTGGCCCGGATGGCGGACGCGGCCATGGCACCGGCTGCTGTCTGGGACGACCTGCGATCCTTCGACGGCCGCCCGTGGCGCGACCGCGTTCATCTCGTCGCTGCCGGTTATCCCTGCCAGCCGTTCAGCGTCGCGGGCGAGCGCCGCGGGGCCGCCGATCCCCGCCACCTGTGGCCCGAGGTCGCCCGCATCGTCGGCGAGGTCGCGCCCGAATGGGTGTTCCTCGAGAACGTCGAGGGACACCTCAGTCTGGGCTTCGCCGACGTCGCGGACGAGCTACGCGGCATGGGCTACGCGGTCCGGGCGGGCCTGTTCACGGCGCGAGAGGCGGGCGCTCGCCACCGCAGGCGCAGGCTCTTCGTCGTGGCCCACGCCGACCGCGACGGACGCGGGCTACCTGCCAGACCTGCTGATCGAGGGCGGGGGCATGCGCCCGCTAAGCCCGCACGACGTCGCGGTGGCGAGCGGCGGCCAGTTCAGCCTCTCGAACGGGGCGCGCGCGTGGACGGCGCTGTGGCTGGCGCTGCGGGCGCTGGGGTGGACGGCATCGGCGACGACGGCGACCTCCCCCTCTTCGCCCCCGGTCCGGCTGAGCTTCAAGCCTGGGAGCGCCTGCTTGCCCGGCGGCCTGATCTCCAACCCGCTGTTCTACGAACTGGCGATGGGGTGGCCGGTCGGCTGGACCGAACCCGGGCAGCCGGTAACGGGGTATGCAGCATGGCTGCGGCGATCGCGTGGGCAGTTCTCAAAGCTGATCACCGCGTTCGATGCTGAACCCTGAGGGGCTTCTTTCGACCCGCCGAGAAGCCTATCAGACCCCTCTCGGCGGGGAAAAAGTGCTCCGGAATGTCTTGTCCATCACTCCGAAAAACTCTGTCCCGCTACAACGTTTTCGAAAATGAAACCCCTCCCCCTGCACGCAGGGGGAGGATGCG